AAAGAAACGCTTATACCGAGAGTTTACGGGAAGAAATCAAAATGAAGGAGAGATAAATTATGGCATTATTTGAAAGATTTGGAGAATTTGACTCTGCGGAAGAATTGAACATGACAGCAGAGGGATTAAAGGAAGAGGGAGACCTTGAAAGCCTTAAGGTGCTGGCAGTGGAGAATGGTCTGAGTGAGTATGATGCAGAGGATTATGCAGCAGGAGACGTGGAAGAACTGGCGAGCAAGCAGATGGCAGCAATCGGAAAACTGAAGGTTGAAAGTGAAGAATTAAAGATTGCAGGCATCATGGAAGACTGGAAAGATACTGTGGCAGAAGAATGTGTAGAAAATGAAGCTTTATGTGCAGCAGTCAGAAAAAAGGATAAAAGTTTAAAAGAATGCATGGCGAAGCTGATACAGTTTGCTTTCGAGAACAAGGTACAGGTAAATGATGAAATCATTAAGATTACAAAAGTAAATCATAATGGAAAGCTGGAAAATTTCAGAGGTCCGCTTTACCTTGGCATACCAAACAGGGCACAGGTAAGAGATATAGCCAGAAAATATTACTTAGGAGAATAAAAAGATGCTTGCTTATAAAGGATTTCATAGTGATCTCACCTGCACAATGGGAAAAGGAACATTCCAGTATAAGCAGGGAGTGAAGTATACAGAAGAAAGTGCACACTGCGGACGGGACGGATTCCACGCAACAGATAACCCGCTGGGAGTATTGAGTTATTATGATAAGCCGGATGACCGTTATTTTCTGGTAGAACTTGGAGGAAACATTGACGAGGATGGTGTCAACAGCAGGATATCAGCACCGGAGATCACTCTGTTGAGAGAGATATCAAAAACAGAGATGTACACGAGAGGACTTATCTGGATGTCGCAGCATCCAAAAGCAGAAGATGATTCAGTTGTAAGAAAAAACAATGGAAATGCGGCAGGGACAGGTCATGTGCTCGTAAGAGGAAAACACCCAAAGGCAAAGGGAAAGAAGGGCGATATGCTTTACATTGCCAAAGAAGACAGCAATGGAGAGATAACAGACGCCGGAGTATTTGAGGTGGGAACGGACGGAATTGAAGAAAATGTATTTTATGGCGTAGATGGGAAGGTGGCAGAATGAATAAAAAAGAACTGGAAAAGCTCCGGACACTGAACGCGACAAAGAGCATGATAGATGCATTGAAAATGCCGGGCGAAAAGAAAGATTGGTCTAAAAAAGTACATGAATACAAGTACTGGCTGGCTGCAAGATGCCAGCAGTTAGACGGAATATTAAAAGTCTCAATCTGCACCAGGGAGGATATTGAGAAGAATATCTTAAAACCTAAATGGGATATTTTCATCAATTATGAGGGAGAAGGCTATATCACAAGAGAGAGACAGGAAGACGGAACGTATAAGTGGCGCACAGCGATGATCGATAATCTGGAAGAAGGCTACTGGTATAACAGAAAATACGATACATACATGTATTTTAATGCTGGAGGCATATATACGATAAAAAAACTGCTTAAAACCAAGCATGCAGGAAGCGCCGGGATTATGGAATGGCAGCAGAGTTGTAAAAGAAGACGGGAAGATAAGAGGATAAATGAGCAGATAGATAAGTGGGATGAAGTAATGAAACCGATAGGAGAACCACCGAAAGGTTTTAGAGACTGGTATCGGCACAACGGATTTGATGGAAGCAATTTTATCTACTATAAGGGTGCAGGGGTAAAGACGGGATACTGTACATCATGTCTGAAGACAGTGCCACTTAAAATAATGCCAAAACACAATATGCAGGGAAAATGCCAGGTATGCCATAAGCTTGTAACTTATATCTCACGCGCAAGAAAAAGAAACGACATAAGAACGAGAGGCAAAGCGTTTACCTGCATCCAGCGGTATAAAGATGGACTTATCCAGCGCAGGTTTGTAGCAGGGCGAAGGGATGTAAAAGACACTAAAAATGTAAATGAGTGTAAATTCTGGGAAATAGAGACACACAGACAGATTGTACGGGAAAACGAAATCAAAACCTATGAATACGGAGAGTATAAGAGACGGAGAACATGCTGGTATGCGATAAATATAGATTTTATACCAACAGATGATACGAGAATATATACAAGAAATATTTCGAGTGTTTTCAAAACTTCAAAGTCATCATATCCGATTGCAGTAAAAAGTGGATGTTCAGAGGATGTAGGGCGTTATCTGGTGATGGAGAAAAAGAGACCGCTGATAGAAATGTGCATGAAAGCAGGACTTACAGAGCTTGGAAAATATATATTGAGCGACTGGGCGTACAAAGAAACACAGAAAAATGAAAATGCACATGAACTTGGAAAGATGCTCTGCATTGATAAGGGGAGGTTAAAAAGACTAAAGGATATAAATGGGGACGGAAAGATTTTAAAGTGGCTGCAGGAAGAAAAGAGAAATAACACCATATACCAGGATGAGGACATCAGGACCTTATGCGAGGCAGACATCTACCCGGAAGACACAAAACGCAAAAATCCTTTTCAATATCTGTCAATACACAAAGTCTGCAACTATCTGAGAAAACAGCAGGAGTACAGAAGATCACTTGGAAGAAAAGAGAATATGCATTATCTGTGGAGTGACTGGTGCGATTATGTGGACATGATGCAGAAAATGAAAATGGACTGCACGGTAGAACTGCTTTTAAAACCGAAAGACCTCACAGTGGCACACAATGAACTGGTGGCGAGGATATCACTTAAGGATTCAGCAAAAGAGATCCGGGAAAAGGAAAAGAAATTCAAAAATGCCAAGAGCCTGGTAGAATCCGGAGAACTTACAAAATATGAATACAGTGAAGGCAGGTACTGTATCGTTGCTCCAAAAAGTATCAAGGACATTTACGAGGAAGGAATTGTATTAAAGCACTGTATTCACACATGTGATATTTATTTTCAGAGAATGGATATCAGGGAAACATACCTGCTGTTCCTGAGAAGGGCAGCAAGACCGGATGTACCGTGGTACACGCTGGAGATTGAGCCGGGAGGAAATATAAGACAGAAAAAGTCAGTGCTGAATGAGGCATATAAAGATCTTG